GAAAAGCTCTATACACTTTTAGCAAAGGGTAATAACCCTATGCTAAAGGTTAAAGAGATGTGTAACGTTGTAGACGGTATTGTCGCAGGAACTATCCTTGGTTTCCCCGAGGTAATACTCGAATGGAACGGGACGGGTCTTGACCAAATATACAACTACACGGACAAAATTCATAGATGTTTGTTTTCTCAAATGATCTATAACTATGATAAGGTAGTTAAAGACATGAAGAGAATGAAGAAATATTTGATGAAATGCTGCTTTGAAAAGATCGAGATCGATTTAAATAAGCAATTCATAAGAGATTATCCTTTCTTGATTCCCGTCTGCAAGCGTATGAATGCGCTAGTAGAAGGTAATTCAAGAGAGAAAATGTTTAGATTCAGAATGTTTTGTCAAACCAGAGCCAGCGGTCTCGCTGGTACTGGTATGATAAAAGAATTTCATGAAAAGTATGTTGAGATGGTACAAAAGGTTGTACCGTTCCAGCCTACTAAAAAACTCTTGGAGTCGATTGACGAGGTCATAGACCAGCTAATCGACGGGAACAAATATAATTTTCGGACGAGTATCTCGACGAGTGCTTGCCTCGAAAATTCAAAAGTTAAAGATGGTAAGTTTGGCTACCTTCGAGAAATTGCAAAGGAAGCAGACTTATGTCTTGACGAAATGTACTCTGATGATTCGAGTGGCGGCGAGATAGGTACTGCACTTTTCAACGCCGCACTAGATATGATCAGAAATGAAGACCCGACTATTAAAAAAGTCAATGTCACTTACTTACGCGGTCCCGCAAAGGTCCGCGGAGTAACTGCAGGGTCATTCTATATCGATTGTTTTTTACAACCTCTATCGCATCTTACGATAGAGCTTGCAAAAAAGCTACCCGAATTATCTGATTCTTTTCAAGTCGGAAGACTTGGGTGGAATCATATAGAAAAAGTTGATAATCTTGATGCTGTTAGAGGAGAGGTCATCTTCTCTAAAGTAACAAGATTATTAAGTTTCGATTTTAAAGAAGCCACCGATCATCCGCCTAGGCTGGCAGCCGAGGCAGTAGTCGGAAGACTTCTTAACAGAATCAAGTATCCTTATACAGCGGAGACCTTAGAGGCCTGGCTTGGAGATAAGGATGTTTATTACAATGGAGTCAAGGTTGCAACCGCCGTCAATGGAATTGAGATGGGAAAACCTTTAACAAAAACCAATTTATCCCTTGTACATCCTATCTGTGTAAGGTACGCAGACAAGATGTCAAGTAAGAGAGTTATTCATGTTACCGTAGGTAACGGCGATGATGGTTCGTCGTTACTAGGTGCAGATGAACTTGAAGATATTCTAGAATGGACGCAAAACTTCTTAAAAGCTGCATCCATGCTAGGATATGAAATATCTGAGGGAGATACATTCCTAACAGAAGACTGGGGAGTCTACTGTGAAGAAATAATCAGAATTCCTCTCTCACGCTTTCACATA